CTGCTAGTAGTTTGTTACCAAAGCCATGCATTATTTGAGCTCTTGTCCCTCGCCATGGTGTATCGGCGGTTGGCATGCGAACATGTTGGTAATTGTTCCCGACAAACTGGATTGATGAATCTCCAGAAGAGCTGCCTCCGGGTAAGAATGGTATCCCGGCGTCATCGTAAAATGTACGATTAATTGCATGTTGACCTTTAAGTCGCGCCAAAGACTCTTTGGTCTGATGGGTCATTAATTTCTTTGTATACTCGAATTGACGTTCGAGTAATTTGGTTTGGTAGTGGTAGCCTAATCCTCCCTGAATTAAACCCCCAGCGAAATTGATCGCTGATCCTCCAAGATGTCCCGCTAAATTCAACTTTGCACCTTGTAACATCGCATTTGAATGCATCTGTCCAACTTGCCTATGTGCACCTGCGTTTAGGCGCGCTGCGTCTACTAATGGACTTGATGGGTCTGCCATAGATGAATTCGTGTGATGACTACTAAGGGATTGAGTCGACTGTAGTGAGCTAAGCGAATTAAGTGACATTTGACTAGCCCAAGGGGAGGAATCTGTACTAGAAGCGTACAATTGCGAAATTCTGTAACCTGCCATAACTTCGCTTAAGCGTCAATAGACTGTGTTGAGCCATCTCTAAGTTGTACTGGGCTTCTTAGTTCGATTTCGTTCTCTGCATCTGAGGTATATGGTGTGTCAGTTGAGTCGTCTAGTAATGGTCGATTAACTTCAAGCAAACGTTGTACTCGTTGTGTCAAGATGTAGGCTTCTTCATTTCGTTCCATAGATGGTGACTGGTCAGGAAGAACAGATCCTGGTGAAACTGTTCCGAAATACTTGAGGTAAACAGTATTTACTGCGAAAGACAGCATACTCGGTGGGATTGGTGATGTTAACATCCCATTACGTCCTAAGCGCACAAAACGCAGAGGGCGATCGCCTTGTATTTGTGTTATTTGGAAAACAATATCTTCCTGTGTCAACACTCTCTGATTCATAAAAATGTAATCTCTTAAGACATTGGGTTGTAATATTCCTTCGCCATCAGCACCTCTGGCTGAATTGAAATAGACGAACGATTCTCCATTTGGTGAATTGAGAACTGGTCGTGCCTCGCCTTCTCCAGTACCCCTAATTTTTGGGTAAGTATTTCCTGGGTATGTGTACAAGGTGAGTGCTGCTAATCTAGCTTTGTCAGTGAACCCTGCTTTCACAGTGAACTTGACAAATCCATGGCCAAACGTGTATTCTGTAACCTCAATTTCTCTGCCATCTACATTTAAAGTACCTACTACTGGTCTAGCTGTAGTCC